CGGCGGCGCCGGCAACGGCTTCTATACCCTTCTCCGCCGTCTCGCGCCAGCTTCCTTCTGGAGCCACAGCATCTCCAGGACCTGGACGGGGACTACTTTTAGCTGGCCCAGGAGCAGGGCTACTACTATCCGAGCCTGGGTCGGGAGTAGCCTCTGTCTTTTTTTCATCCTTATTCATATACTGATTGACAGCTAGAGCACCAATTGCGGCGCCTAATAATCCAAGAAGTCCAGAACCTCCTCCGCCACCACCGCCACCCATTTGTGGAGAAGCTGCCAGCTCGGCCTTTCCTCCTCCTTCGAGGGTAGCTTCACGTAGTTGCTTAGCACTTGCAGACGCAGCAGCAACTTGCTCAGACCGTTGAGCATTGATATTAGAATCAATTTTGTTTAATGAAGTAAGAGCTTGTCCAACAAGTCCAGCAATAACTTTTAGAGTAGGATCTGGAGCAGGGGTAGGAGCAGATACAATGACAGTCCTACCAGCAGCAACGTTAGTACCACTGCCACTACCGCCGCCTCCGCCTCCAGGCATAAAGGCACCGCCAGCAGAACCTAGGTCAGCACCACCAGCTTGTTGGCCGTCAAAGCTGCCAAGAAGACCTTGACCTATGCCAACGCCAATGCCGCCGCCTAGGCCAGCGGCGCCGCCACCGACAGCAGCACCGCCCAACCACTTTGCACCGCTTCTTATTAATCCGGGCCAATTTGGCATCTTATTTGTTTCTTTCCGCTTCTAGTTCTTCGAGATATTCCTTAATCATATCGACGTAAATATCCCTTTCGAACGGAATGAGATTCTCTAATTCACTAATAGAGTATTTATGGTGATGCGCTAACGCAAAGATAGTCTTATAGTAATTCAGGAGGCTGGTGTGACTCAGCCCCACATAAAAAAATCTTTGAGCGACTTGAGCTCAATTGTCCGTTCTTTTCCTAAAGAGTTTTTGTAATTTAGCACATGACGAAGTCTAGGCATAGTAGCGAAGAAGTTTCTCATCTTCTGGTATACATCTACGTTTAAACCGTCAATAAACTGCCGTAGATCGTCTTCAGTCTGCTCTGACACGTTATACACTGTATCAGCGTCATACACCTTGTCAATGCAGCTATCTACGAGGAAGTCAGACGCTTCCATCTCAGTGGCATCTTCAGGAACTCGTTCTAGCATTGCAACGGTAGGGTATGACATGATCAGACCAATCTCATCATTGATCGAGATCTTAGCTTCGTGGTCTTCAGGATATTCCATCTTGATGTCGTCTAAGTTCACCTCGAAGTCGTAGGTCTTATCATCATCCATATCTCTGTATGTTAACTTAACAACATTATCTACCGAACGAGCACGAAGCTTAAGGAACATATAGTCGAGATCAAACGTGGTTAGATCTACTGGATCAAACGTTTTATCTTGGATACAGTTGTTAAGGATTTGTTTGATTGCTGAGATGATTTCCCTCTCATCTCCTGACTGCTGAGCCATCAAGAGGATTTTTTCTTCCTTTACAAGGAATGGTCTGCATGATAGCTGCTTCTTAGTAGAAGGCATGTCAAGCTGGAACAAGGGCACGTCAATTTTAGGTAAAGCCATTATAATTTCCTATTCATTTTAAGCGATATTTACGCGTGGGGGTGGTGGGGGTGGTGCGCGGTATATAGCCGGCTCGGTAAGAGGGGCTTTGCGTTGTTGCTGTTGCTGAGTATATACCTCTTGGACAGCAGGTGGTAAAGTAAGTCCACTTGAGGTGGAAAAACTCTCAATAGTTTTCATATAGAATGTTTTGTAGGCCATGGATATTTGAAGTCTAATAATGCCTTGTTGCTCGCCCCAGGCCAATGGTGTATCCTGCATAAGCAATGGATATGCTTCCTGGAACGTAAGCTCGATTACTTTATCAGCCGTTTCGTTATAGACAAACATATTCATAGTGACTGCATATCCACTCGGACCAAGTTTATATGCTACTTCGTATGGAGAAGAGGATTCGTTTCCTCCAAGGATACCACCTTGCATATTCATGTCAAAGATAGAGTTCATCCATAGGTTGAAGAAAGTATATTGAGACGCGGCCCTATCAACCATAAGAGACATTGTCACAGGAGTAAACATTACGTTGTATGGCATAACCTCAGCAGGACCGTATCCATAGCGATAGATACCATCTTGGGTCATAAAGTTAATACCAGGCATGTTAACAGAATCGCAGCGCAGGGTCAGCTGAGCCGTATCATATTCGAGAAGAGAGGGTGGTGGATTAATCATTATCATATAGCTATGACTACGCAATACACCAGCACTGTCCATGCTAGACTTGAAGTCGCTAATACTAAAACCTAATGTACCCATCTTACATCCCTGCTATTTTTCTGCTTTGTTTGTATACCGTTTGGAATCCACTATTCTGCCATTGTGCAAGAGGCATAAACATTGCAATGTCCCATTCCGATGGATGGATATAGGTAAAGCCACCCATAACATTAGAAGACAAGTATCTCTTTATACATGGCTTAATATAATCAATTTTTGCTGCACTATCAAGGAAGGCAGCACTCATAACAATCTTAGTCGATTGATCGTACCTAGTGTTATTTGTTTGATTATACAAACCATCCATCAACTTAGCTCTGAGCTGAGGTTGAAGATAGTGTACATTCATCCCGTAAAAACCATTGCCCGTCTTCTTAAATGGAAATATTAAGGGCATAGCGTCCCAGTAGGGAAGTTTTGCTTTATACTTTGCGTCATACTTGAACAGATACATGGATCCAGGTTCTACTACGCCCACCGCTCTGTTGTTGTTCTGGAGGGTGGCGAGCTGAGCCTCGTTCATACGTTTACCGGATGCAGTGTTGCGAAACCAATCACGAGCGTCCTGCGTTCGTGCTGGTATCTGCCCTGCTCGGACACCGTCTACAAGAATCTTTTCAAATGCATCTGCCATAGTTATATTTATACTAGAACTTTAAGCCTAGTTCATGCTCCGTGATAATAACAAAGTCCATATTCTTTGAATCACAATACTTCCTAGCCGCTTCCCACTTAGAGGAATTAATACCCCACGTTTGCACTTCGGTAATGTATCTTCTATTAGGTTTAGATTGTACCTTAGGAGGCTTTGTTTGAGCATATGGTTTGACCTCTATGATCTGTTCTACAATCTTGCCATCCGAAGCATTTCTCTTCTTCACATAGAAGTCAGGGAAATATCTATGCACCCTACCATCTATAGGCGAACGGTATGGAATGATGATCTCTTCAGATCCCCATTTTATTACATCTGGATGTTTATCCAGAGTGCCCATCAGAATAAGCTCCCAGCGACTACGATAAATAATACTCGTAGGGTCTCCGGTGTACTTTTCAGGGTTGTTTGGTTTAAAAACGCCTTTGTATGCCATATAAATAGTATTTAGCTCATGTTGTAAAACGGAAAAAATAAATGGCATTGAATTTTCAAGATCTCAACAATTTACCACCTATGCAAAAGGCCGCACAGGCTGCTGGTGTGGTAACTGGTGTAGCTGGCACCGTTACTGGTATTATTGATTCTATTACGGGATTTCTATCTGGTGCCGGAGTATCTGGGCTCGGGGCTGGAAGCACTGCCACCTCTACTGTCGATGGTATTATCGGAGAAGGAGACTCAGGATATACAACAGGGAAAGCAACCAGTAGAGCTACTCTGACAGATATAAAAGATATGAGAAGCGGTACATCTCCTGACCAACCAACTGGTCAGAAGTATTCTACTCAAATCTCTCCTCAAGGTAGGATCGGTGGCGGCAAATATGGTATAAAAGGCGAGGAAGATAATTTAGACATATATCCTCCAGATCTCGGTAAGTATTACATGAGACTAGATTTTATGGATTATGAAAGACCAGCGCCATTTACAGCCTCGACTGTTCTGACTGAGTATTCAGTAGCGCTTCCTGTTCCAGCTGGTTTAGTCGAATATTATGATAACAAATGGGATACTCCAGATCTAGGAGTAATTGGAGATATTGCAGACGCCTTTACTCGTAAGGATGGTAGTTTGTATGATACAGTGGCGTCCACGACCGGTGCCGGTATTAGAAGAGCAATAGGATCTGTTAGTGATGCAGCTGGGGTTGCCATATCCCAGGGATTAGGATCTATTCCCAATCCAAACGTCACTGCGGCGTTCAGAGGGCCAAACCTCAGACAATTTTCATTCTCTTGGACATTTGCTCCAAAGACCGAAGCAGAATCAAAAAAAATTCAAGCAATCGTTAGAAGAATTAAAAAGCGTATCCTTCCTGTTATGAACTCGGGTACCACATCCCTACTTGGGTATCCATCTTTGATTCAACCATTGCTGTTTCCAAAAGTAACAGCAATGGGTGATGATGGGAAAGAAAGTGTAGGACATCTGTTCGAATTTAAGAAATGTGCTATGCCAAGAATGAACGTATCATATTCTCCTACTGGGATTCCTACTTTTTTTAAAGGTACAAACCTACCAACGTTTGTTCAGCTTTCTATCACGTTGGTAGAAATAGAATATTGGACCGCAGAAGACAATGATCAAGTTGTTGGTTCTGAGAATAAGCTAGCTGGAGCAGAAGAGAAACTTAGAGCGGATGTACCCGGGAGTTAATACCAAATGAAATTCTTCAATAAGTTACCAATAATCTCCTATAACGGACAAGTGGCTCGCAACTTTCTTGCCAGAGCTCGTCTGACTGACGAGACCCGCAATAACCATAGGATCTTTTATCCATATACTGTAACAGAGCAAGATCGTATTGATCACATCTCTCACAAGTATTATGATGATTCCGATTATATGTGGATGATATATCTAGCCAATGATATTGTCGATCCCTACTTTGACCTATACTTAAATGATATGAACTTTGATAGGTTCATCACTGACAAGTATGGTTCCATTGCCAATGCCCAGCAGCAAATTATTTATTGGAGAAACAACTGGGAGACTGATGATACAGAGCTATCGCTATCTGGCTTTGAATCTCTTCCCAGCTATGCTAAGAAATACTATGGTCCTAAAATTGATAGATATAACAATGCTTATTCTTATGAAAGAAAACAAGAAGACTGGATCGTCGATACTAATCAAATAGTTACTATTGTTGTAGAAGCTACAGGAACCTTTACGGTTGGTGAGAAAGTCACCCAAACATTTGCTAACTCTTCCTTTGCAGCTAATGCAATTGTTACATTTGCTAACTCTACACAAATATCGCTAAAGCATATCATAGGAGAAGTGGAAGTTTCCAACTCCACAATAAGTACTACTATAACAGGACTATCGTCAGCAGCCTCAGCCAATGCTCAGTCCTTATCCGTACAATATGCCATTCCCAGCGCAGAGTCTGTGTTTTGGTCTCCTGTATCATATTATGATCATGAAGCCGAGAATAATGCTCGTAAGAAGACAATTCAGTTGATCGATACTAGACTCAAAGGCGAAGTTGAGAAAGAGCTAAAGAAGGTTATGAATGGCTGATAATAATAACATCTTTAAGCCAGGTGATGTGGATATAACCAGGATCTGGTTGTATTCCGATGATGGCAACCGTGAATATAATTTAATGGAGCAAGTGGTTAGTATTAACATATATGAATCACTAATGTCTCCTATTATCTATGCTGAAATATTTATTAATGACTCTAACGATCTGCTGAGACAGTTTCCTATCTTAACTGAAGAGTATGTAGAGATTGAATTCAAGCTGCCCAACTCTGAAGATGAATCCTCCTATAAGCTACACGTAAAAGAAGTTAAAGGCCTCACAGTTGACGAACAGCAAAAGTCTAAAACGTATGTCCTATCTCTAGTATCAATGGAGCTAATAGATGATGCTAGTACCACAATATACAAAAGATACGGTGGATACAAAGATAAAAACGGTGTAGCGCATGGATCAGAAATACACACTGGTATCCAAAGTATTCTTACGGATTATCTTGGTACTGAAAAGAAGTTTGAGTATGAGCAGACAAAGGGTATAGACGAAGTTCTTATTACAAAACTTCAGCCGTTTGCAGCAATCGATCAATTAAGAAGAAGAGCTCTTTCCAAGCAATACGAGTCCCATTCGTTTTGTTTCTTTGAAAATAAACATGGATATGTGTTATCTACTTTAGAACGTCTTTTTGATAAAGGTAAAGACACTATAGGAGATAGAACGTTTTGGACCGATACTAATACCGCTAATGATATCACCCAGAATATGTATAGAAACATTATTGGATACAAGCAGATTCGGTTTGCCGATTCGATTAGTAGAATAGGCCAGGGTGGTTTAAAGACTAGTATTGGTAGGCTAGACGTTATGACGGGTGAGTATTTGATAACTGAATATGATGATTCTAAGGACCAGGATAAGTTTAAGACTGTTGAAGGCAAGTCTGTTGGTCAAAATAGCTCATCGTTTACTAAAAAGCACTCCAAGTCAACTGCTAAAAACCTAATGATGGTAGGGGATGGATCAAGATCCGAAACTCTATTGACAGAGAAAATGGCGAGTCTCCAAGCATACACTCAAAAGATTACTCAGAACCTTGTTGGAATACACATTTGGGGGGACAATCTTATTACTGTTGGGGACGTAATTGAATGTCGTTTTCCATCAGCAACTGGTACTACAGAAACAGATCATAAAGAAGATAGATTATCTTCTGGTAAGTTTTTAGTGTCTAAGGTTAGACACATACTACAAAATGGCCAAGGCAAGCAAAAGTATACAATGTCGTGTGAGCTTGTCAAGGGAACAATGTTTGAGAGGCAATAATGTCAGCAACTAATATAGGCTCTGAAGGTTTTAAATGGTTCATGGGGTATGTCGTCGATATCGAAGACCCCAAGAAGATGGGCCGCGTCAAAGTTAAAGTTTTCAACGAACATGATGGAGACATTGAGAACGACGACCTACACTGGGCAATCCTTATGGTTCCCCCAACATCTGCTTCTGTAGGTGGTCTGGGTATATCTCCTACAGGGATTGAAAAAGATTCCTATTGTTTCGGGTTCTACATGGACACTGTCCACAAACAACACCCTGTGATTATGGGTACGTGGCATAAGATGCCTGGTATGGATCCAAACAAGTCTGATGTTTCTAAGCTGGCCACCGGTACTCAAACTCTAGACAAAGACAAGCTAGGTCCAGAGCCCGATACTGCTTACGGAGCTGTATATCCTAACAACAAAGTTCATCAAACAAAGTCGGGTCATGCTATCGAAATAGACGATACTCCTGGCAAAGAGCGCATTCACCTGTACCACAAATCAGGGTCGTACGCGGAGATAAATAATGATGGGCGCATTGTAATCAAAGGAATTGAGGACGCCTTCGAGATTGTCGCAAAAGATAAGCACGTATACGTCAAGGGTGATGTAAACCTGATGGTACAAGGCAATGTTAATGCTGTGGTCAAGGGCGACATTGTAATGTCTTCCGAAGGTAGTACAACCATTAACAGTAAGGGTAAATTAACTTTACGTGGTCAGGGTGGAGTATCTATTAGGTCTGGCTCAGACATTGCAATGGCGGGACCTGGTGGAGTATCAGTTACAGAAGGCAGTCTTGCTGTGCTAGGATCAATTTCAAGCGGTACAGGCGTAACAGGATCGTTTACCAGTCCTTCTGGTAAGGTTATACACGTTGCCAAAGGTATCGTAACCAATATTTTCTAAGAGAGATTTAAGTGGCTTGTAAGAATGACGTAACAGATAAATTAAAAAGTAATGCGGTAGGTTCTGAAGAACTTGCCGTAAATATTAAGCGTATACGTCAGCTAACTAAAGACTTGAGAGCTACAACTGACTGCGATGCTCTCAAGATGAAGCTTGGTATCACAGGAGACGAGCTAAAAGAGCTAACAAAAGACGTTAGAAATGAAGCAAACAAGATCCTTGAAAAGTATCTTCCTATTCTAAAGATCCCTACCAATCCACTAAAAATTATTCCATGGGTAAAGAAGCTAGTCACCGGCACTATTATGCCACAGCTAGAAGCCTATATTAAACTTCTTCAACAAGTCATTGGTATTATCCAAGCCACACAAGAATTAATTCAGGCGGCTGGAGAGGTTCTACCAAAAATAGAAGAATGTGCTAGAGCTACAGTTCAAGAAGAAATTGATAAGGCTGAAGGCTATATCAAGGACGAAGTTAATAAAATTAAAAAAGAAATTACCGATGCAATTAATGACGCTATCTGTCAGTCTGGGATTGGAGATCTAATTGGTAGTATCAACGATGCTGTAAAATTAACTAAAGACCTCGTCCAAGAAGTTAATGACACCGCCGACATTGCAAATGATGCAATAGGGGCTACGCTCGCTTCTGTACAGAGCATAGGTAACACCGTAACTAACCTTACGGGTGTGCCATTCAACGTGAATACGACTAGCGCAAATGCATTTGCTACAAGTGTTGAATCCGGTAGCTTCGAAACCTTCAAGACAGAGACACAAGCGTTCCTCGACAAAGCTCCAGCTGTTAATACAGTAGCCCCTGCTATTAGTGGTACTGCTGCAGTAGGTTCGACACTAACAGCTAATATAGGTACGTGGACTGGTAATGATGTAACCCACACATACAAGTGGTATAGAGGCGACGAACCAATTAATGGTGCAACCTCGAGCACATATGTAGTCAGTGGTGACGATCTTAACTTTGCTATTACATGTAAGGTCGATGGTGATAATGTCGCTGGTGGCGACATTATCACCACAGCAGCAACGGCAGATGTTGAACAAGGAGGACCAGATCCATTAGCTCCTGCAATTACTGGCACTGCGCAGGTTGGACAAGTAGTGCAAGTATCCGGCTCATGGGCAAAGTATCAGTGGCAGTGGGCGCATGTGAGTGCTAACATATATGGTGCCGTAGGGGCGACATATACCATAAACGTTGAAGATATCGATCGGACTCTAACATGCGTTGTTACTGACTCAAACAACAACAAAAGAAGATGTACACCCACTAGTATAGTAGTAGGTGACGTTGCGATTGTAGGCACGCTGACCGTATCCGGTAACACAACACTATCGAGCAGACTGTCAGTGACTGGTAATACGACACTTTCAAATACATTGACCGTTTCAGGTAATGTAGCTGTTAACCAGCTCTCAGTTAGTAATGTTGCATCTCTTTATGCATTGTCTTCTAATGGATCATTTGGTACATCAGGTCAGGTACTTTCTTCAGATGGTACGAAAACTTACTGGGCTCCAGCTGGATCAGGACCTACCGGTCCACAAGGTGTTCAGGGTGCGATAGGCGCACAAGGAGCTGTTGGAGCCCAAGGTGTTCAGGGG